GAGTTCGTGATCGAAGACAATATGATTGCCTTTGTTGATGAGGCTAGGAAAAACAATCTCTTCACGATTATGAGTATTTCTGCAGAAGATGAGCATACACGTACAATTGAATGTGAAAGCTTTGATACAGCTCTGATCGGCGATATTGCCAATAGTTATGTGTCCAACAAGCCACAGACCATTGATTACTACTTGAATCGAGAATTGTATAACACCGTTTGGGAAATAAGGCTCAATGAATTGCCTCACAAAACAGCATTGCCGGATTGTAGCGGAACGGGTGATACGAAAAAATCTCGTATTTTTGCGATTGCAGAGTCATTTGAAGCTGAATTGGATTTCGTCATAGAATTCAATAACTCAAAACTGAAACGTGCCTACATTGATATTTATCAACAACGAGGAACAGATCTCAGTAATAGTGTAGTCCTTAGAACTGGTGATGATGTCGAAACGATCCATAAAACCACAGATATCTATACTACATTTACTGAGGTAAAAGTGTTGGGTTCAAATGCGGATATCTCTTCGATCAAGTATGATGATGGCATCTATTATACAACGGATGGTTCCAATATCATTTACAATCGTGAAGCTAAAACGGAGCGTGGCGGGAAAAAGGTGATGGGTTATTATTCTTCTAGCAGTGCTACTCCATCAACTATTTTCGCCGAAGGACTATCCTACTTAAAAGATAATGATGAAGTCAAAGTCAATTATGAAGTATCTGTTATTCGTGGAATGGATGATTATCAAGTCTTTGACTATGTAAAAATTATTGATAATGAATACAATCCAGCTATTCGAGTAAAAGCAAGGGTTTTAGAAAAAACGATCAGTCGAACTGATCCAAGTAAAAACAAGGCGGTCTTTGGTAACTTTGTTACATTAGCTAGCGGAATATCCGCCCGACTAAAGGCTTTGCAAAAACAACTTGATGAGATCGAGACAAGGTATTCCGTCAAGCTGCTCAGTGACAACGGTACTGGGTTTATTGATGGCGTATCGAAAACAACGACATTAACAGCAACGGTTTACAGGGAAAATGAAGAGATAACAGATACGTTATCAAACTTGGATTTCTTCTGGTATAAAGTTGATAAAAACGGTGTTCATGATACCAATTGGGAACAAAATGCGTATGGTAAAGGGAAAATGGTCAGCGTGTCTGATTTAGATCTGGAAGATATCGCAAAAATCACCTGTCGAGTCAATGTTCATAAAAACAAATGGGTCCAAGCAATATACTTCATCAACGGATTGAAGGCATTAGCGTACAGAGTAGAGCAATTACGAACAGAAGACACGTTGGTCATTCCTGTAATCACAGATACGCATTACGCAACGGATGTCATGAATAAAGAAGACATACGAGGCAATCTGATGGTATTTGATCACCTCAAAAATTTCGTGGAATTTACAAATATGGTTGAGTGTGATTTCGTTTTACACAATGGGGATTTTGTAGATGGGCGAACAACCAAAAAAGAGAATATCAAAAATATTGGAGAGTTTATGGGCCTTTTGGGGCAAGTAGACTGTCCTTATTTTATTGCTTTAGGGAATCATGATGACAATCGGTATGGGAATCGAGCAAGCGGAAATGTGATGAACCAAGTCATTTATCCTCAAGAAATGTATCAGTTAGTCACTACAACAGCAAGAGCTTTTGGAGTGGTGGAGAATCCTTCCGATCGGAATAGTTATTACTATTATGATGTACCCGATAAAAAATACCGGCACATCATGTTAAATACTTTTGACCATCCTTATACATCTGGGGCAAATCAGGATTTGAATTATATCAATAATGGAGGCTATAGAGAAAAGCAAATCAAATGGTTGATCGATGTGTTGAAAAATACGCCATCAGATTACACCGTGTCTCTTTCGCAGCATTGCTCAATGGGGACGGGTTACAACGACACGAATCCGGAATACTTGTTCAATGCATTGATCGTTGAGGGCATCGTAGGCGCGTTTCGAAATGGCACAACCTACATTGGAGAAAATAAAACCGATAAAGATTTTTTCGTCAGTGTTAATGTGACGTTTGATCAACCGCATAAAGTAGCCTTTGTAGCAAATGGACACCACCATGTCGATCGAATGAAAGTTGTCAATAATGTCATGAACATCACAACGGCCATTTGTAACCCTGAAGGACGACCTCAAACTTGGTTCACTTTGACTCAAGATTTATGGGATGTTTTTTTGATCAACACGAAGACAAAGCATGTGGATGTATTGCGATATGGCTACAGTGATAAAAATCGGCAATTTGATTACTAAGGGGGTGGGAAGATGCCGGTAATACAAGATGAAATAAGTTTAGTGAAAGTCAAGGATGGACCATCTGGCGAAACTTACTACCCTCACCGTGCATGGAAGATGGCAGATGGTACATTTACTAATATTTATCCAAATGAGAATTTACTTCCAATTTCTAGATTTGAAAAAACAGCTTCTAGAGAGTTTGTAAATGATTCAAGATGGGATTTGGCTCCGATATTTGATAAATATGGTGTGGGTATTGAATATACAATATCTTTTGATTTAAAATCTGCTGTTGCTGGTCCCATTCAAGTTTACTCCCAAAATGGTTCCGGAACTAAGTACAATATCGGAACAACTGCGGTTCAAGTAACTATAGAATATAAGCGTTATAGGGTGACTGTTATTCCTCAACTACAAACTGGATCAACTATGACCCAAGCTCTTTTAGCGTTTTATGGGGTATATGACAGTGGACGGATACCAAGCATCAAGAATGTTAAGGTTGAATTGGGTAATCTTTCTACTTTGGACATACCTTCACCGAATGAGAATTATAGCGAAGCCTATCCAAAATATGAAGGATTCTATTCAGATACGAATCAAGTTGGGTCTGATAATCCTGACGATTACAAACCATGGAAACCATTCATGGGACCTCAGGGGAAAGACGGCTATACACCGATAAAAAATGTTGATTACTTTGACGGACAACCAGGTCAAAATGGGAAAAGTGCGTATCTATGGATAAGATATTCTCAGAACGCAGATGGATCTGGCATGACTACGGATCCAGCAAATTCTAAATATACTGGTTATGCTACTACTGAAACGAACGTTGCGCCTACCAGTCCAAGTGCTTATAGGTGGCAACAAACGAAAGGCGATCCCGGCATAGGCATTCCCGGAGAACCCGGACCAGACGGAAAGACGTCATATCTGCATATCAAATACTCGAATGATGGTGGACTTACTTTTACTGGAAATGGTGGAGAAGACGGCGGTGATTATATTGGCCAGTATGTTGACTTTACAGAAGCTGACAGTACGAAGCCGAGTGACTATACGTGGTCATTGGCGAAAGGTCCAAAAGGGGATAAAGGTGATTCAGCGCCACTGATTTCTTTATCAGGGGCAACACAAGCAATCACAATTGATAAAGATGGGAAGATCACACCGGCTTCTAGTTTCATAGTGATCGGGACGGCAGTGAACACGTCTATTTCCAATTGGACATATAGCTTAAACGGTGGCAATTTTGGTTCGGCAGTTCCAACAGGAGTCACTCGTTCAGGGAACACAGTGACCATCAATCCAGCAACAGCGACATTTAACCAACTCACTATTCGGGCTGCTGATGCAACTGTGAGAGACGAATTCACTATTTCTAGAATTAAAGATGGTGGAGACGGAACACCAGGTGCCGACGCTTACACCGTTTTTCTGACGAATGAATCGTACACCTTTGCAGGATCAACAGAGGCTGCATTGGTAGATTCAACGACAACCGAAGTAGTCGTTTACAAAGGAATCACCAAAATCACGCCAACTAGCATTACCGTAGGCACAAAACCAACAGGGCTAACATCAAGTGTCAGTGGTTCAGTCGTAACCTTCGTAGCTGCGACAACATTAGTCACAAAGAGTGGCACTATTACTCTCACGATCACAGCGGACGGCAAAACATTTACGAAGCAGTTTGCTTATGCTATCTCATTTCAAGGCGGAAAAGGAGAGCCAGGTCAAAATGGCGTCAGCGTCACAGGAACCCAAGTTCAGTATGTCCAGTCATCCGGAACGACGGAGCCGACAACAGGATGGTCAAATACACGTCCCACGCCAGTACCCGGTCAATGGTTGTGGACTCGCTCAAGAAGTATTTTATCAGACGGGACATACGGATCATGGGTAACAGTTCCAACTTTAATCGGTCGTGAAGCAATTGTAATTAACGCTACGGCACCAAGTAATCCGTCCACAGGAACGCTATGGCAAATGCCGAGTGATCCAAACGTTAAACAGTGGGACGGCACCAAATGGGTTGATTGGGGTATCTCCATTGATAATCTGATTGCGGAAAATGCTGTGTTCAAAGACGGTAAGTTTGAGACGCTAGAAGGTGTTCAAATTATTGGTTCTCAGTTTATTAGCCCATTTGACAAAGAAAAGATCGCAGGAGGAACGAACTGGATCAGAGGAACACTAACGAATGCTGACGGTATGAGTGTCCTTGAATGGACAGAGTATAATAAATCCTCTGGTGTTACTGTATCAACAGGAACAAATAGGTTTTATCCTGACGGAATTTCGACAATGAAAAAAACTGGGTCGATTATCAGATCTTCTTATTATGGTGCTGACGGAATTCAAATAAGTGACGGGAATCTCCCTCAATTACCAGCATCCTTATTGACTATAGAAGATATCGTCCAAATACCAAAAACTCTTATTCCGGCTTCTAGTGGTTATAGCCAATACGCTACCTCTGGGGATAATGCACCATTTGCTTCACGATCAGGTCGAATCGTTCAATTGTCTGGAGCATTTAAAAATAATACTGAGTTAGCAAGTGGGGCTAGTGGAACAATGGGTACACTGCCTGACTGGGCGAGACCTGAAAGAGCTGTACTTATGCGTGTTCAAGCATCTTATAACAATACTTACCTATTGACCGTAAATACGGATGGAACAATAACTATGAGTCGACATGCAGCCGGAGCTAGCAACGTAGCAGTTCCTTCAGGTTCGTGGTTAAATATAGCAATTGTCTATGCTGCGAAAAATTTGTAGGAGGTGAGCAGTATGTCCGACAATCAAAAACAATTTTCTGAGTTGTATAAATCACGAGAAGGTGAGTTTAATGAAGAAATGCAAGAACTTTTTAACAAAATTCTAGCAGATGACTTCAAAAACGATCCTCTATTAATGGACGGGTTTATTTACTCACTATATAACGAGATAACGGAAAAGGAACCCACTGAATTAGAACTATTAAAACAAGAGAACAAACAACTGCAAGAAGAATCAGAGATGATCCAGACTGCATTTATGGAACTATCAGACTATGTATTCTCAAAGTAAAGGAGGGGTGAACCATGGAATTTTCAGCTATGAAGATGTTGTATGCCACACACGTGATTGAAGGAAAACGCACAATCGAGAGCGTACCGGAGATTTTGCGTGAAGATGTTGCGAAAATTGTTGATGAAGCAAAAAAGCCAGAAGGAACCAAAGAATAGGATATGTAGCAGCAGGAGCAATCGGCTTAATGGTCGGTTGCTTTTATTTTAGAAAGTAGGTGGCACATGTTAAACGTAGGGGAATTAGCAACTTGGGCGGGTTGGATCATGACGATTGTTGGAATGCTGGCATTTGTAATCAAACCGGTAATGTCTAATTTCACAAAAATTGCAGATAATCTGACTAA